CAGTATGAATGCAAATGATCTGAGTACATACACTATCATCCTGTATTGGCTGTAGTAATAGTAGATCATGCTGTAATAGGATAGGCTCAACAGTCTCTAGGATACTATTGATATCTGCATAATTCTTCTTAAAGTGGGGATTAGTAGCATTCTTGTGTACTTTACCGATTAGTTGCTTAGCTTGGTGTAGCCTCACATAGAAGGGAGCAGGCTGCTGCTCAACCTCCTTAGGCTTTACAGCCTTAGTTGTTGTTTTAGTTTCCATGGTTAGTTATTAATTGTTTACAAATATACAAAAATTAATCTATTTTAACATTATTATCAGTAATTATTTCTCTCAGCTTCTCCCTTACCTCATACATATCCTCTTTACCATTGTACTTATACTCACTTCGTAGCCACTGATCCATCTCCACAAGTGCCATATAATAATTGAAGCCATTATAAACGTGTTTGAACTCCTCCTGATCTTCAGGTAGGTTAAATTCTAGTGTTGCTTTCATATCATTTCTATTTAATTAATGGGGCAACTTTTACCCCTTATGCTTTATAGTTTTGGCTAAAGACATCATACCACTCTACAAAATCATCAAAGGTCTTACTGATAATATAGATACCTCCTGCAGCTTCTATCATTAACTGATACTGCTTCTGCACCACTGACTGCTTATCCTTACCAATCTTTACTTCTATCTTTACAGATCTCCCATAAATAGTAGCAGAGATATCTGCAGATCCTGGAGTACCTGTGCCCTTGGTCCATTGCCCTGCAGTCTTAGTGCCATCGGTTCTATAGCTCTGCCTGAATACTCCCATTGTATTAATTCTTTCAGCTTGGTGCTGTGAGAAGTTAAGAAAGTCAGTGATGCATCTAGTCAAGCCATTAGCTGTAGCATCTGAGTACTTAGTGAAGGGGATGATGTGCCCTGGTGCTGATGGGTACCTGTAGCTCATGTACTTCTCTTCAAGCTCATGTAGTCTCTGTTTGTTTAGTTTGTTCATATTTTAGTTATTTTAAACCATCGGCCTGCTGCACTTCTGCCCTTGTCAAAGTGGTAACCTTTAAACTTGCAATATTCAGAGACCATCTTAAGATACCTCTGTGCATTGAGATCATGCCATCCTCCTGTATATGTTTGGAAGTCCTGAATGGATACGTTATTATAGTGCAGTACATCCATTGTGATATTCCCCTCTATAGCGTAATCATAGAACTCCTTATTAGTAGCTGAAATAAACCTCTTATCATCTGCATTAATAGCTATTGCTTTTACAAGTCCTAGAGTTAAGAATTTCTGCAGGTTAGATATCATATAATTATCAAAGATCATCCAATCAACCACAGTCCAGTGATCAAACAATAACCTACCGTACTCATCTAGTGGGTTACGTTGAGCATTAAAGTACTGATTGAATTCTATTTCGTGCCTTCTCCTATCATGGCTTCCACCTGCCCCACCTATCACATAGTTGGTAGTAATGACGATCTTAGGGCTTCTCTCAAATGGAATAAAGATCTCATCTTTGTTTTTTCTGTTTACTGTTATCCCTTCTGATATCAAACTAAATAGCTGCTCAAAGTCAAAGTTCTTTTTAACATCATCAAAGGCCAGTATTTGACTATCTAAGTTCACCCTCTGATAAACAAAGTCTGACTTCTGAGGGTTAAATGCTTTACCATCTATTTTGACTATGTTTCTAATCTTACCTATAGCTGTAAGCACTAAACTTTTACCACTCCCTCCATTAGGGTTATCATCTATTTCCTGATCATTAAAAATAATTGCTTTCTGATCTGTTTTATCTTTGTAGGTATGAAGTAAATAACCTAGGGTAGTCTCTAAGGCATTAACCCTCTGCTCATCATCAGCAGATACTTTGCTTACAAAGCTCTTAAAATCATTTTCAATAGTAGGAGTAGGTTTGTAGTCCCTATCAATTATCTGCCTATCCCAAATGTACCCATCTATATCAATGTACGGTACTATATCTATCTTATTCTTAGTAATCTTAACTACTCCATTACGATAAGGTATGAAGCTCACATCCTTAGTATCCTGCAGCATCATTAAGCCGATAGGCTCTAGCATAGATAAGTGGCCATCTGTAAAGAGGTAAGGTGACTTACTGCAGTAGTTCCAAACTTCCACTTGCTTCTGCTTCATTAGATAAGCTAAGACAAAATCCTTCACCTGGTCCACTGAAGATAGATTAACTTTATTCTCTATTACCCTTACAAATGTAGGTTTCTCTGATCTCTCAGGATAATACTTGTTAAACCCATATTTGTACAGGAAATCTCTATACTTCATAGGATCTACACTAACCCCCTTCTTATCACTAAAAGTCCAAAATACATCCTCACTATTAGCTACATCCTTCTTTACATCCTCTACCACATCAGGCTTAATATCTAATTGCTTAGATATATCACCAGGGGAGATACCCTCTTTTAGTTTTGACCTTACCTTTAAGATGGTTTCTTTATCCTCAAAGTACTTAGTAGACTTATTAGCACTTTTGTAAGCAGATCCTACAGCTGTATTGATTTCTATTTGTGTGAAGTCCTTAGCACTATATTGGTGCAGGTAAAGTTTAGCAGTATTTTCACTTATGCCATACTCAGCAAAGCAGCAGGCCACCTTGAACACCCAAATGTTTCTACCATTAGAAACTTCTCCATGATTAAACTTCATGATGTTCTCAATTATATTAGCTTCATTAGTCATTGGTAGCACCGGCACCCTTTCAAATGAGCTGTGGCCTTTCTCCTCTTCTATCAAATCAAATACCTCAGCATTTAGATTAATGTAAGCAGTAGGATCATAAGACTCAAAGCACACTCTGCTAACATTACAGCTACTAGCATCAAAGTAATCACTATCAATAAACTCCTGAAACGCTTTAAACCTTCTCTTATGTGTAAATTTATCTGATGCTGGTATCTTTATCACACATTTTAGCCCTTTACCTGATGGTGATATAAATATCATAAACACATTAGGGCACTCCATTAGTCTAGCCTTCTCAGCTTTCATTACTTTACTGCTAGGGTAGTCATCAAAGTCTAAAATACAAAGCCCTGAGTGCTCAATAAGGCCATTATCATTACGTTCATTAAAGGTCCCATTAAACATGATAGCCCTGAGGCTGTTCTTTAGGCTGCTGTATGCAGGATCATCCTCCTTCATAGCTCTAAGGGCAGTGATCTTATCAATAAGCTCAGGGTAGCCCTCCTTTATCCTATTGTAAACATCTACTACATCCTGAATGTAGGGAGTTTCTTTGGAATTGAATAAGGACTTAAATACAGATATCTTCATGGTTAGTTAGTTGGGGTGTAAATATAATCATTATTTCTATATGACAACCTTATGACGCAAAATGACGCAAATTTATTACCCTTGTCATAACTAATAACCATACTGCTATTGACTTTCAGCGTTTTTATGACGCAATGACGCAAAATAAAATAAAAAAAATTATTTAGAAAATGCAAAAAGTTACAGAGAGTGTTAATAAGAGAATGTGTCATTGCGTCATGAATTAGTAGTAATTTCTTTTAATCTGCTCCTTAATACGATCCAATTTCTCCAGGTCATTGCACTCTAGCACCTTCACTCTCAATGGCTTATAGTATCTAGGTGATGCAAACAGCCCTCGCAGCTCTAGTGTATAGTACAGATATAATGGATCTTTGACTTTGTACCAAGCGTCATGATTAGCTATGCCATGAATGACAGTGCTATGACTCTGATTGAACAGTGCCCCTATCTCTGTTAGTGGCATCCCTTGATTGCGTAGCAGTGCATAGAGGTAGTACCTTTTGTAAATGTACTGTCGTAGTCTACTCTTTTTTGTGAGCTCATGTTTTACAATATACTCCTTTATCTGATCTATCATGATAGTAGCTTAGGGTTTACTGATTTGAATAGCTCACTCTGACTATCTATTAACCCCACTGCATTGATATAGTCAATCTCTACCTTTGCACTGGCTATGATGGTACTGCTCAGCTGAGCTATTGCTTTAGCCTTATCCACCTCTTGAGCTACCTGCTCAGTTGTTAGCCCATCATCTGATAATCTCTCTAATGCCATGAATATGTGATCACGCAAATCACTTAGTTTGTTGTTTGCCATTTGTTTTGTTTTTTAGTTTACTGGTTAATTTCATTAATTCCTGTAGCTCAGCAGGATATCTTTGTATAGTATTACGAGCCATATTTTCCTTTCTGCTTATTACTTGTAGGTTGTTTAGTTCACAATTCATAAAGTTCCCATCTAAAAAAATTACTACAGATCCTGCAGGTATCTCACCATTTGCCTGAGTCCATACGTACCTATGCAGCAGCTCCCAGTGGCTATCTTTTATTTTGATATATTGGTAAAGTCTACCTGTTTTATCAGCTCTTACATGGATGGTCCCAATGGGTTGAGTATTGTATGGCTTATTGCCTTTCTTAAACATAGTGGGTGCTACGGCAGTGTATACCTCAGCAGCCATTTTTTTACCTTTGTTTACTGGTATATGCCCTGGCTTAAATTGGGTAGCTTGATTGCTTTTAGTACCTACATTGTACCTACCACTGGCTGCAGTCTTAAGATAGTCAGGATCCTTATGTATCTTGTATCTGTAAGCTATGTTATACACCTGTGATATTGTTAGTCCTAGATCCTTAGCTATTTCAGCTGTGCTTTCAAATGGGTAGCGTTTAATTACCTGGATCATACTGCTCTACTTTTAGTATTAGTTTAGGCCACATAGCCATTATCATTATCGCATGATCTCTATCCAGTGCCTCTAAGATCCTGATGCCTATCCTCTTTTTTCCACCTTCAAAATAGTTGTAGGTTACTTTATAGCGTTTCATTTATCTTCTTTTATAGGGTTAAGGTAATCATCCTGTGCATCTAGGTAGTCTAGGTACAGCTCCAGGTTGAAGCTGCCACCTTTATCTCCCTCTGTTGACTGCTCTCGCCACCATAGCATCTTACGCTTAAGGCTATAGGTAGTATATGTGTAGTTGTTTTCAGTATTCATAGTAAGCATCTTTATCAGCATCTTCTAAATCTTGATAACCCCATCCTTCAGGATCTTCATAAGCTCTATAAACTACTAGTTCTGCACAGGTTAAATGCTCCTGTTTAGTCAAAGTGTAGGGTAATATCACCCCATGATCATTCCTACTGCAGTATAATAGCTCTGCTTCTATTTCTCCTAGTGCTAGAAAGGTGTATCTCCACTCACTAGTGTAGCATATACCTCCATCCTCAGAGTAAAAGCATACGTTTGCGAGCCCTGGGCTCTTGTATTCAATGTCTATTTCGTTCATGGTTTAAAGATTAGTTATAAAACAAAGTAAATAAATTCCTACCCATAGGGCTGTAAAGGCAATGATGCCCTCTATTAAATCAGAAGCTCTCATCTAGTCCTAGTTTTTCGATTAGTATTAAAATAGTAGTGTAAGCAAGTTGAGCTCTTTGGGTACCAGCATCGTCATATCCGAAGGCTGTGCTCATGTCATTGTAGTGATCCTTCAACTCGTTGTAGTAGTCTAGGATATTCTCTGTTAATTTTTGATCATTCATAATTGGTTAGTTTAATAAGTTAGTGAAGCAAATATACGTAGTTATTTTTAATATGTTCACAAGTTTATAAAAGTTTTCGTTATCAATAATCATTCTAAATAAGGAATAGCCTTAATTTATACATCAGAAGTAAGGTGATAACCTTAAATTTAAGGCAAAAAAATAGCCCCCCTGCCAAACTAACCAAAGATACAGAGGGGCCCGGTCTCTAATACGAGACCTAGTGCAAACTTACAAATTAAATTTGTGACTATCAATGTATTTAGTAGTTTTTCTATCTCCTGTAGTTTCTCTTACACATTTTATAGTAAGGATCCTACCACCAAGGGGCTTAATGGGAGCTCCACGTTCAACGTGCCACCCTTGTGATCCATCACCGTACTCTTCCTTATAGGTACCTGTAAGCATGAGGTGTATATGTTTCTGCTTAAGAATGTAGCCTGATTGTGGATGGCTTTCTACTGTATCCCTCACATCATTTCTGCTGCTATTTTCGTGTATATGGCCCATTGTAAAAACTTCAAAGTTCTCATAAGTTTCTAGTGCCCTGGTTAAATTGATAGCACCTTTAGTAACTATACCACCTCCACCTGATCCATGGAAATATTTAATTTTAGTAGTAAAAGAGGATGTGCTACGGCCTGCAGGTGATTGCTTAATGATTAGCCACCCACCATAGCCACCTGTCTGTACATTAGATCCTGCTTTAAAGTTTAGGATGTCTACAAATCTCTGCAGTATGTCAGTCTCTTGGAATTTAATTATAGCAGTTTCGTGGTTGCCATAACCTATGAGTTTTAAGATGGATGCATAGGGCAGGAACCAATCTACTGCAGTCTCTACTATAGAGTCTAAGTACTTAGCATTATTGTGCTCAGGTCTGATGTCTGACTTATTACGTCTGTTATCTCCCCTCCCTTGCATTAAGCAGAACATATCACCATTTATCATCACAGGTATATCCTCAGCTAGGCAATAGTCTAGGTGCCTCTTTAACATCTCCCTATCACAGTGAGGGTTATCCCAGTGCAAATCACTAAGCATAGCTATCCTTACATCACTGCCTTCTAGTAAAAGCTCGTGAACATTCTTAGAGTGTCTTATCATTATTTTTTAAATGGGTTGTATAATTTATCCAGGATCCAAAGTATAAAGAATAGAGCTATTCCACAGCCAAAGCCCCAAAAAAATAATTTCCAGTTTGTTTTAGCTTTAGTTAGCTGCACCTCTTTACGCTGCTCTTTAGCTTCCTTATATATGTACTTATATTTCAGTACATCCTGCTTTAATACCTTAGTCTTATACCTGTACTCTATCCTAGTCTGATACCTGGTCTTAGGCATCTCTAGGATCTTAATAATAGTGTCTTTAGTCGTTATAAATTTCTCCCATACTATGGTATCACCAACTATTACAGCCACACTATCTATAGTATTAATCTTTATCGTATCATTAGCTATACTTAGGCCATACTTAACTGCTTTCTTATAGTGGTATTGTGCTTTCTTAGCGTCTGAACAGCTAAATAGTAGGGATAGTACTATAAGGGGTAGTAAGTGTCTCATAAGGCTTCTAACATTGCTATCATTTTAGGACAAGGGTAGATGTCACTCTTATCCTTTCTTACACTATTGTGTGTAAATATACCACTTTCTCCCCTTAAAGCACGTTTGTCTATATCAAAGATGGTAGTAAAGTAAGTGCGAGGTATGCTATAAGTATCACAAAGGTAAACAAGCAGCTGCCGAGTAGACTCAATCTGAGCATCTGTATAAGACTGCCAGTATATATGCCCTTTGTATTTCTGATCTAAAAAAGTAACTTTAGTATAGTCTACCTTGCCACCTACATAGTTGTAATAATAGCCATTCCTTTTAGTAAGTGGCCCATAGTTACAGATCTCTATACCTACAGATATTTTATCTAAACTTTGATAAGAAACTCCTGCCTCTGTGAATACTTCCTGCTTGAGGCCCAGGTGATAAGCCCAATGTTTAGAACTAAAGCACTGTACAATTGTACCATTAGCACCTATGATAAAAGCAGTGGCTACCTTACCCTCTTTGTTGTTAAAAAACCTAGCTACAGAAACTGCATCAGGTCCACCTGCTGTATGGTGTAGGTATATTTGTTTTTTTGGGTGAGTCTCTTGTATATACTGGTTACTATCCAGCCTCTCCTGTACTATCTTTGTTAGATCTAACTCCATCTATATCTCCTTTTATTAGTTTAGCCCTTGCAAACAGATTGCGTAGAGCAGTCCATATATCTATATTTTTAACTGCCTTATAATTTTCACTTATAGAGATGACTTCTAGGCTTACAAGCACTAGAGATAGTATCTTTGTGACCATTAAAGGTACAGAAAAGAATTTTAAAATTATCTGATTTAATATAAAGCTATCTATTAGGTACGTTAAAATAACAGCCACCTCATATAGAAATAACTTAGACACAATAGCTGATAAGCCACGTGATGTGATTGGTATTTTTAACTTTCTTGACTTCCATATACCTGTAATAGTATCTACTATGATAGCAAAAGCTATAAGAAATAATATACCTGATATCGGTAAAAAGAATGAACCAATAACGGCTAAAAGTTGGATGATATATTTATCAATGGTTAAGAGTAAGATAGATAGTTGTAGTTTCATAAGATAAGAATAGAATTATTATAGCCATTCTCTCTGAAAGTTCCACAGTTGCCTATGCATACATTGTTATATTGATTGATGCAGCTACAGTTATTAAACATAGGCCGTAGATCTGTATCCATGTTAGTGGTAGAAATAAAGAGAGGGAAGAGTGCTCTGTTAGTTAGCAGCCATCGGATCAGTCTCTGCTCAAAGAAACTAGCTTTTTGTGCATAATGCTCCATTCCAAAGGCCACCTCATTACGTGATACACTAGCAGAGTAATCACCGTTTTGAGTTTGCAAACCTTTGTTCTTAAGTTGGTAGGTTAGACCAAAAACAGCATCCTCTGCAGATCTCCAAGCTATCACTGGCTGTATGAACTCAACTAAATCTATCTCATCAGGCAGAAGTGCCTGAGCATTATACTGAGTTAGCAAGTAGTTATAGAAAGTAGTACCTAGTATAGGTTGTATTCTTAAGGCTGCCTGAGTAGCTATGTATGGTGTTACATCTGTTACATCCACATTCGCTGTAATAGGGGTGTTAACCTTTAGGTAGGTTTCAGTTATAAAATATAGCATTATACAGTGGGTGTTATAGGGGTTGCTACTATAGCAGCAGCTGCTGCACTTTGTGTTACATCACCACCATCAATAGGAGGAAGGGATGCTAAGGCTCTCACCTCATTAATTGTCATAGTTTCTAATACTTTGGTAGCTACCAATGGGCTAAGGCTGTTAAGTGCATCATTAGTTTTAGAAGTATCACCCTCTAGCTCTACGATATTCTCATTAATTACTTGGAAGTTATTGATAGTAAACTCAGCAGGTATCTTAGAGATGGTTAGTAACTCATTAAAGATATGCTGTACACAAGCTCTAAGCTCCATTACTACATTTTTCTCAAAGATCACATAAGCCTGCTTAATATCTGCACCACCTCCTAAGGATCCTGTGGTACGTACACCCATTAAGATAGGATCTATTGTGTGAGCAAAGCATATCTGTTCTGTATTAAGTTGTGATGCCTCTTGGAATAGCTTATCATTATTATTATTAGGCATAGCCTCTATCTTAGGTAACTGATCCTGTGAGTTTGCAAAGAATGCAACAGCTTTACCTGCATTGGCAGCCCCTTTCATTCTGTCAATAGTCTCTTTAATCATGTGCTTCTCCTCCTCTGATTGTGGTCGTTTAGGGAACATCATAGCAAAGGATGGAAATACACTATTTTGAATATTAGACTTAGCAAAGTAGCTTAGCTCCCCTGATAAGAAAGCAAAGTTAAGACAGCTTGTATATTGTGGTAGTGAATAGTGGTCCTGGCCTATTGATTTAATCTCATAGCAGTATAACTGCTCATAGTCAGTGTTAGCTATGTGGTATGGCTTAATCTCTTGTATGCCTATCCTCCTGGACCAATCATCACAAATAAAATACATTCTCTTATCTGCACTTACTCGCACCTTCTCAGGTGATACATTCTCTATCCTAGTAATCTTTTTACCTTGACCATAGCAAATCTTAAAATACACCCTATTGTGGATGATGAGCTGCTTAGTGACAGCCTTAACAATATGCTTAAGATTAATTTTCCTTTCAAAAGTATAAAGCTCTAATTTTTCAACAGTAGTTAGTAGATCAGTTTTAAGTGCAAAGCCACCACCTATCACTGCATTAGTTTTGAAGTCCACTATGGCACCATGTAAGGGGCTAGCGTAGTACATCTGATTAAGCATACTTGGATACAAGTTCTCAGCTCCAAAATTAATCCACATATTAGCACTGTACCTACTATCTACATAAGGGAGTGTTAGGTTACCTGGTCCAACAGGCATAAATGGGGTGCTAAAGGATTGATAGCCTTCTACTACCTCAGGAGCTGTGCTCTCTTTCTTAAAAAAATTGTTATACCATGCCATAGTTAATCGTATATTGAGGTGCCTACTGGCCCACTTACCACCATTCTACCCTCTTCTATCACTACTCCTGTGGATTGTGCAATAGTTAAAGGTAGTACATAGGGTACTGAGCTCTGATAAATCTGATATATAAACTGCCCTTGCAATAATGGAATATCTACAGGCTCATTAAGCACAAAGAGATTGTATCTCTCAGGGTATAAGCTAATATCTGCAGTTGTGAATAGCTCAGTAACTGATAGAGTATTCATTTCATTAGTGAAAGCAAATAGATAATGAGGGGTGGGTACAGTAGTAACCTCTGTTAATGTTAAAACTATTTGATTGACTACCCCCTGTTCAATGTATATCATACCTATATTATAGGATAGCTTGTAAATAATTATAAATAAAAAAAGCCCCACAATCTGCAGGGCTAATTTTAGAGAAGCAATAGATTAAACTAAACCTAAGGTTGTGTAAGCACCAGCATTAGCTAGATTAACCTCTAAAGCTAAAGCCTCATTCTCAGCTACCAAAGTAAGCGTGTACTTAGAACCATCAGCTCTGGCTGTACCTGATCCTTCACCTGTAGCAGTAAGCTGCATGAAAGGGAAGTACCAATATTTGCCATTAGCATCTAATACTACCACTGAAAGATACTGCTGTCCTGATCCTAAAATTTTAAGAGCATTAGACTTAGCCATTTCTCTTCTATGAAATACTAAATTGATAGTTTGTGTTACAAAAGTAGAACCATTGATAAGATCAACAGCTGTTTCTTCTGTGTAGTTTGATGTATTTCTGCGAATGAAAAAACTTGTAAAAGTAGTAGTAGGTGGTGCTGGAGATAGCGTTATAGCTGTTACCTCATAGTCAGGAAAAGTTGTATTTTCAGTAACTACATCTATATTATCCTGTGGAACAATCCACGCCTGATATATTCCTCCTTGGTTCCCGTCGCATGATTTTGCAATCTCCTCAAGAGCTGCGCATAAATTTGGCATATTTATAAGTTTTATATAAAGGGGGTTGCCCCCCTCTATGAATTAATATTAATTGTAATAAACGATGTCACCTGGATTAACATAGCTAAATCCTACTTTCATGTTAGCACGTGTTCTGATAACTGGCTCAGCAACAGTATCTGCTAAGTTTACAGCACGTAAGTCAGAAGAGTCACCTTCACCATCAAATGCATAGATAAGGTTGTCTTTCAAAGTGATAACAAATTTATTGTTAGACATACCTGGACAAAGAACTATTTTGATACCTAAGTAAGTCAAAGATAGATCCTGAGTAATATATGCATTAGTGTTACCTGAAGCTACACCTAATCGGTAGATATTAACCAATTGAGTAGGCATGTAGATACGCAAGTCAGCAGTTCTAGAAGCAATAGTAGCAGGAACCAAAGCAAATGCAGTTTCTAAAGCATCACCTAATTCACCAACACCTGAGAATGTAGTGATACTACCTGAACCACCATTGATAACTGGAGTAATTCCTGGGCCAGGAGCCAAGCCTGTATCTAATAGAAATTCGTAACCATCACACAAAGCAAGTTGTGGGTTAGCAGAACCTGTCCAACCTTTCCATCTTAACTCTTCAATTTGACCTGCAATAGCGTTTGCCATTTCAGACCAGTAAAAGTTAAAGAAAGAAGCTACTGTAAAATCTCCATTAGATCCTGCTGCCATTTGTAAAGATACAAAAGACTGCTCTAGATCAAATTGACACACCTGTGCAAGAGCTGATAGCGCACATACATCTACCTCATGTGAACTCAAATCATCTGTATTCAAGTTAGGGAAGTTACAAGGGGATGCAGCTAGTAAGCCTGTACCAAAAGTAACTGTACCAATTTTAGTTTTGTACTTAATACCAGGTAAAGTACGGAAGTTATCAGGAATTTCACTACCTGAAAGGTAAGCTTGAGCATAAAACGCATCAGCGTTTGGTGCCAATAATGCAGAAGCATCAATGTTTAAATCAAATCTTAGTTTTCTCATTGTTTGTTTTTTATTTGTTATTGTTAAATTTATTAAACATACTCAATTTTTGTTGTGCACTCAAAGCCACAACCTCCTCAACTACCTCTTCTTCGCCATCAACAGATAAAGCATCTTCTAATTGTGCCTTTAAATCTGCGATCATAGCTACGATATTATTAACTTCTGCATCTAAAGCAGGCTTAACTATTGCTAGTATTGCCTCAGCATCTAGGACAGGATCTACAGCCATTGTCTCCTCCTCTACAACTTCCTCTTCGACAACTGTATCTTCTAGGGCTACCTCTTCAGAGGCCTCCACTACTTCAGCATCTCTTATCTCAGTAATCTCACCGTCTACTACGACATAGATTTTACCCTCGATAGTGTGCTCTCCATCAGGTAATTTGTTCATATTTATATCTGTTTTTAATTGTGTTACCTCTTTTAATTTCATGCCTAAATAACCTTCTATTGAAAAGCCTACCTGATCATTATCTACTAAGTGATTATAGTACTCAACATCAGTTACCTGAGCTGTTACCATTAAGGTACCTGTAGGCACTTCTATACCAAAGCTAGAGTATGCCTTATCTTTAAGGGGGCTATCTACAATCCATGCTTCCAAAATATATGCTGGTACAGTCTCAGTAGTATCATGCTCTAAATTGAACAGATCCTTATTAGACATATCACGCATAAACTTTGCATGAATTTTCTCTATCTCCTCCTTAGTAAACTTAACATAGTACTCCTTACCATCCTCATCATCCTTCCTATAGATCTCCATAGGTATAAGAGCAGGTGCCACAATACGATACTTAACATTATCCTTAAATATCATTTGCTTAACCTGAGAATTGAAAGCCATCCCCATTACTTTGATAGCAGGAGTGGATGTAAAAGCTATCTGCTCTATACCTAAATCCTCCCCATTTTCAGAGTATTCAGGATCAATCGTAATTTTGTATATTGGTAAATTATCTTTAGCCATACCTATATTATAATTATTCATATATTTGTAAAAAAATTAACTATGATAAATTTATTAGGTAGGGATATCCCTAACAAAGTGGATGAGTTGACTATAGAACAGTTCGAGCTCATTACAGAAATCAGTAATAACCAAGAGATTGATCCTATAGATAGGTACCTGCAGATATTCACAGCTCTAGGGATACCTGAAAAGGAATTTTTTGACTATGATGTGGCCGATTTCATTACTATAGTAAAGGAGTTTAATGATGGAAATAATAATACTAAGCCATCTGATCCAGTTGGTACAATAGAGCTAGATGGTTATTCTTATTCTGCAGAGTTAAAGCTAACAGTAAGAGAGACAAAGATAATAGAAAAGATAGCTATCAATAAACCTAAGGGATACATCTCTGATATACTAGCTGTTATGTTTAAGAGAAATGATCTTACTAATGCTGAGCACTATGCTGAGGCACATCTTAAGCTAAAAGCAAAACTAATCAAAGGCCTTACGGCAGATATAGCCATCCCATATCTTATGTTTATAGCCAACAAAATCAAAGCACAAGTGCCTGAAGCAAATGAAACTATTACTACCGAAGCAGTGGAGTGAGATAACTGTTGATAAGTTTATAGAAATATATGAGATAGATAAAGAGCTAGGACCTTCACACTATAATAGTGAGATACTCTCTATCATCACAGATGAGCCTATAGAGACTATTGAGGATTTAGAGATAGATATCCTTAATGCTTATATAGACCAGTGCAAATGGGCCCTGTCTCAACCATCTAAACAATACAAGCAAAAGCTTTTTGGGATGCAGCTAAAGCCATTATCTAAGCTAACTGTGTTTGAGTATATAGACCTAGATCACTATTTTACTAATAACTATGTTACTAATATAGATAAGATCTGTGCCATCCTTTACAGGCAATCTAAAGTTAATAGATGGGGTGAGGAGATACTAGAGCCTTATGAGTATGATATTAGTGTAAGAGCTGAGAAGTTTCTAGACCTACCAATTACAGATGTGTATGGTATTATCAATGAGTTTATAAAGTTTAGGGAGAAGTTTCTAGATATATACGCTAATCTTTTTGGGGAGGTAGATGGTGAAATAACTGCAGAAGAGAGAGATACCCTAGATGCTGATGAGATAAAAAATATTGAGCAGGAAAAAAAAGAGAGTAAGTGGAGCTGGGAGCGTATGCTGTATGGCCTTACAGGTGGTGATATTACTAAGACAGAAGCAGTGGGATCACTACCCCTTACCTATGTTTTCAATGTCTTAGGCATGAAAAAAGAATTAGACATCTAAGGGAAAGCCTTGGATAAAATCAGGAGGTGCAAATAATGCCTCAAATGTGTACACTAATTTCTGCTGTTTTTCTAAGACTTTAATAGCTTCTACTAATGGATATTTTTTAGTAAGCCAATCAGTATACTGAGAGTATATCTCAGCTGTGATACCCTTCGCTGCTAACTCACTTGTGAATTGAGATACAAAATCTCTAGGTGCAATGCTTCCACCATTAGGCCCATATTGGTTGCTAGTTTCAGGCACTCCATTATTTAAAAAGATGAAGTAATAAGCTGCTACTATTTGTATCTCTAATTTTTGAAAACCTGTTATTTTTGCGTTAATCCTGATACTGCTAACAAGTGTACCCTCACTATATTCACCTAATTCATTATCTACAATTCTCTTAAGTATGTTAGCCATCTTTCTCCTAGTAGGGTAGAGCACATTAAATTCACCTGTGTTAGCGTATGCCATCTTATAAGTCTTTAAAAATATCCATACTATCATCTACTAGGATGATGCCCTTATCAGTTTCTACATGGAGCTGAGTATCATTCAATTTCTCAACAGGTCCAGTGATGGTATAGGTTTCTCCATTTATTTCAAACATATGCAAATACTTTGTATATATCTACATTCGCTACATCAGATGTATTTTGGCACTGCATAGCAAAGATAATATATTGATTAACTGTTCTATTAAAGGTACTGGTTAGTATGGTTCCTGTAGTATATTCTGAGAAGGTAGTACCTACCATTGTTCTGAGGCTAGTACCATCATAGCTGTAGTTACGTTCACAATATCCTACGTAGTTAGAGCCTCCCCCATTCATGGTGAACACTCCACTAATCAATGAGGCACCAGTCAAGCTGTTGGTAGTGTTGGTGTATATCCTACCATATATCTGCCCTAGGTTAGATGTTTGCCTGTACATCCTGAAAACAAGTTGTAGAATATTATTACTGTTCAAAGTATTAGCAGGTATCAATAGTGAGTGGCTTATAGTCACAGTGTTAGTCACTGATGGCGTTCCTAGTATACCACTATATCCTAGTAGCATAGGTCCTATGGTTACATTACCACTACCTACTAATGAATTGCCATTAATACTCTTAATGTTTGTAGTACTTACTAGTGTGTCCTGCTTAGCGTTCAATGCATTCTGCAAATCAGTCTGTGTTGATAGCGTTCCTGTGATACCTCCCCAAGTTGCACCACCACCACTGGCTCCTGCTATTATCTGAGCACCTGTAATAGTATTATTGACTTCATTACCATTAATGATAGAAGTACAATCTAGCAGATCAGTTGCTTGTAAATTGCCTATATGTGCTGGAGCTGTTTGCCTCCAATTTCCCCACCATCCCATACCTATATTATATTATAGTTTATATTTAGTTATATTGGCACTGCACAATCAGTCCAATCATTGACAGTCAGCGTGATGCTCATCTGATACCCTGCAGCATAATCTAGTAGATCATTATTGAGGGGTGAGAATGTAGGCACTCCTACCACATCAAAGCTGTAGTCAGTACTATCCATATAGTAGATGTATAAATCATTAAGTATTTGCTGAGTATCACTAAGTATAGTGATGATATTAGCTCTATCTTTTTGGATGATGTCATAACAATAAATATCAAAGGTAAACTCTGTAGTATTTTCTGTAGGGATCACACTACTAGGTACAATATAGACCAGGGGATACTTCTCATTTTGAGTAGCAAAGTTATAGAGCTGTTCCTTAAAATCACTACCTACTTTGAATACTTGCTTGTGAGCTGTGTAGAAGGTAATGATGTGGTTTGTGATGGCTTGTAGTGAGTTCATTATAGTTCTGAGTTTTTATTAATACGATTAATTTTATCCTGTACTGATGTTACCTGTGACTCACTTACTATAGCTGTCACTGTCATAGATGTACTACCATCTGAAGATGTACCTCCTGCACTCATGCTGTTCCCTGTATTAGCTGAGCCAAATAACTGAGCTGCTTGAGGTACTACCTGAGAAGTGGATGAGCTTCCCCCACCTCCTGCTGAACTATCACCACTCACAGAAGCTGATGGGCTAGTAAGCAACTGCTTAGCCTTAGCTACGTTGGTAGCAATCTGTATAATACCTGATGCAAATTGTGCTATACCTGCAGCACCTGCACTAACTCCATTCAATGGGTTGCTATTGGCAGCAGCTACTAATCCTGAGATAGCTTTAGCCGTATCTATACCTATCTGAACTAGAGCAGAGGCCTTATTGAATTTAGCTAACTTTGCTTGGTCCTTAATGAGCATACCTCCTAAGTTAGTAAGCCCATCTACTGTATCTTTAGCTAGTGATATCTTTGCATCCCTTTCTTTTTGTGCTGCTGCTACCTTCTCATTAGATGCCTCTATCTCTATATTCTTTAGATTATCCTGATGAGCTTTCTCTAGTTTCTCTAGTGTCTCATAGTTACCATTAGCAGCTGCTACATCTAGTGCAAATTGAGCATTCTCTGCTTCTCTCTTCTGAGTCTCTTGATCCTGTAATGATAGCAATAGATCCTGTTGTATCTTAATCTTATCCTGTGCTAGCAGTGCTAACTGATCTTTTTCCTGTTGGTTATATACAGCAATTAATTCCTGCTTCTGCTCTTCTGTAAGAGTGGCATTAGCTAGTGTATCTGCTCGCATCCTTTCAAAACTAGCAGCCATTGCCATCTTCTCTTTTTCAGCACCCTCCTCCATAGCAGCAAACTTAGCATCTAAAATCATCTGTTGGCCTGCAGCAAAATTAGTAGCAGCTGTTTGTTCGATTTGTAGTAGCTCTTGATTTTTTAACAGCTCAGCATTGGTTAATATCTGAAGCTCCTCTTTAGTAAGTTTGTCTACTGCATTTAATTTAAGCTCTGCTAACTTAGCATTGTACTGCTCCTCTGATATTTTCTTACCTAAGAATTGTTTATCTAGGGCTTCCATTTCTTTTTTGAGCCTTTCATTTAGATATGTCTTTTTGTAATCTTCAAATGCCTGCTCTCTTAGCATCTTATCCTTATCTATCCCTGACTTCATGAGTGCCATTTCACTCTTTAAAGTTTCGGTTTCTAGCTTCTCTTTATCTGCATTAAAAGCCTTAATATCATCTAGCCTATCTTTAAGTAAATTCTTTTTATCTCCATTGCCTTTTTTACCTTCTGTATTTTTTTTCTGCTCAGCTTTCTGCTCATCTAGGTTTAGGATCTTAAGTTCATTGTGGCTGTTAAGTCTAGCGTTACCCATCTCAGCTATCAATGCATTAGATTTGCCTATGGCAGCATTAGCAGCATCTGTACGTTTCTTACGATCCTCTTCAGATATGTTTAATGTTTGAAGGTTCTGGAGTTCTAGCTTCATTTTCTTAACAGTAAGCATAGACTCTTTTATCTGCTCAGTCTGATATGCAATGGATGCTCTTATCTTTGCCCTCTGTAGTTCATACGTACCCTTACCCTCTGCCTTAGCTAGTGCTATTTTTCTGTCATAGTCTGACATCTCCATCTTATTCTTATCTTCTAACACTTTTGATCTCTTCTCATTAGCTTCTATCTCAGCATCTATTCTCTCTAGTTCATTAGCTCCTCTCTCTTCCCCTGCATTATCAGTAAGGCCCATCCAGTCTGTGAGCATCTCAAAGCCTTTTATAAGCATATTGATTGGCATCATTAAAGCATCTATGACTATCTGTAGTACTCCAAATTTTTTCATGAGTAACACTACGGCTACCACAATAGCAATAATAACAACGGCCAATAAAAAATAAGGGTTAGCTAATAACTGTAAGCCTAACTTGAGCATCAAAGAACCTAGGCTACTCATCACCTTCATTAAGGCACCCATCCCACTAGCTAGAGCTTTAGGATCTACACCTTTTAAAGTAGTGGCAAAAGTCTTAGCCTTAGTGGCTGCCTCTTCAAAATCTAGGCTCATCAAACTTTCCTTAATACCACCCAATCCATTACTTACCTGCTCAAACTTTGAGCCTGTAGCAAAGACAGCCACTGCCTCATTAGCATCCTTTATCTTATCTGATAATTCACCTGCTGCCTGTGATAGCCTAGCAATATCTGCAGGATCTGTAGCATTAGCTATCTCACCTTTGAGTGCTTTTAATTCTGCCTTAATGGCACCTAGTCCTGAGACTCTTATAGGTATCTCTACTTCATTCATTATGGTTGGTAGTATTTAATTTCTAAAGTGGTATTTTGTAAGTATACATCTACAAAGCCTACACCTATCTGTGAGGTGGTTACATATATTGCATTATTACTTATCTGATATTGTGCAGAGACTATCCCATCAATCTGCATATTATTAATCATGACGGTAATCTCAGGTAGAAGTATTACTCCTAGAGCAAAGTCATCTATAGCCCCATAGTATTCACCAGCAGCGAACCTAGTCCACGTGATATTACTAAAACTATTATTAATCACTGCAGCTGTAGGAGCTGCTACACCTAACTGCGTTAGATTAGCAGTGTAGACTAAGGGAGTGATGCCGACAGGTACACCATTGAAAGTGGTAGATCTGATGCTATCTCCTATAATTACATTCTCACTAACTATGTAACCATCACCTACTATCACTGATCTAGTGCCTCCCACTATTGTATTACCTCTACCCATTACAGTAGCAGTAGCTTGATTGCCGAATACATTAGTGTTTTGGATTTTCTTAATGTTGATATGGTTAGTAGCTAAGACTTGTAGAGGACCTATACCAGGGATGGGATCAGGTACATCAGGGCCACTAGGTCCCATGAATGGTGTGAAGTTAATCTCGTTGTCTACACTGATGAGTTCTACTCTTGTGAGCTTGTGATCATTAGCATCATAATCAATTACCTTGTTTATATTCCACCATGAGTTATCTATTCTAATCTTATCATTTAGCTGCAGTCTCTGTATATCATTCTCTTTAAGATTAAACATAGCAGTCAACATCTTACCACTATTAATCTGCCCCATTGTACGCCTCCAGTATCTGTTATACAAGTTGTTGCTTGTTAGGCTAGTAGGTTGGTAATAGTAAAAGTCGCAGATAGCGAAGTTGATATCAAAGGTAGGAGTTAGGGGATCATCAAAGTGGCCTACTAGTGGGTAACTTGTTTGGTTAATCATACCTACACTACCATAGTCATAGATATAGAACTGTCCACAGGTAGCTAATGGCTGCCCTACTTCAGTCTTATCATATAGAATCCTTATGTTTGTCTCAGGAGCTGAGCCTGCTATCATAGGTACAAAGGCACCAAACAAAGTTTTGATTATAGGTGTAGGCGAGAATAGTATAGGCTTAGTGGCTACCTCTTTTACATATTCATTGTCAAAGATAACCTCAGCCTGCCCATAGATATTGTTAGTGGCATTGCTATAAGTTGTGTTAGGTGCATCTTTATCAGGTGCATAAGTGAGTATCAGTTTCTTTGCTGTGAGCTCAGGGAGAAAAGATAAATTCTGCTCATCATCCTTAGCTAGTTTATCAGTCCAATCTACCTCAGCACCTGCATCATAAAAATCATCCCTAGATTGTAGCAGTAACTTATTGGGTTGATCAGCATCTATGGTAGCGTAAAGGTTGTACATATTGAATATGCCCTTAATAAAATCTGCCTGCTTAATCTTTTTAGGTACGTAGTCATTTACCTCTATTGTACCTGGTATAGCTATCACATTACTGCTAGGTAATATGGTTAATGATATTGAACTAATTACAGCCTGTATAAGTAGATCACCTGTTGTGGGTGCTGGCCCTGATGTTGATCCTGTCCTCCAAAATCTAGGTGATGGATTGCCATTAGAATCTATCAAATAGCTCTGCTCCACATTGATACCTAGAGTAGATAAGAAACCAACACCAATTAATAAATAGCTTAATGGTATGGTAGTCTGTATATTTTGAGTTAATATGTTAGTAGTACCTACAGGTATAGTAAGAGGACACTCCACTGAATTGTTGGCTCCTGTAAAACCTGCAGGAGGTGCAGTATTAGTGTAGATGTTATTAAATATTATAGGAAGAGTGGCAACATTTACACCTAGTGCAGGCCGATAAAATACAGCAGCAGCTGAACCTGTATTGTCTGAAGCATATAATGTACCACCTGAAGTATTAACTAAATTAAGCTGATAGCTCAAAGTAATACTGTAGTCATAGCTTTGTCCATTTTGGTTACTGATATTAAAGGGAGCAGAGTATACTCCTGTTATAGGGTTAAATATATTCTGTAAATCGTCTAGCTCAGTCCAGTTAGTAAAATCTATTTTAGTGGGATTAGGAACACTTTGAGGGATACCTATATTGCTATAGCCACCTAGGTTATCATTACCATTGATAGTGATAGGTGTAGTAATCTCTGCCTTAACAATAAAATCCTGATTGTCTTGATTGTCTACCCCTCCATTATATGGGATAATTAGTTTATCAAATCTATCATAGGATAGACTAGGCCAATCATATTGAAATCCTGCATCAGCAAAGATACGATCAAAATATACCTTAGCAAATATAGCAGGTTTAAACTCTTGAGTGTTATAGACAGCATCACCTGATCCTGGGAGAAAGTACTTAAAGCCTTCTACTATTGTATTACTAAATCTAGCTACCACATTGGTAGCATCATATGTGTGGTTAAAATCTGTAAAGTCTATGTCTGTTAGCTCCTTGTTAGTTATTGCTGTGAAAAAATCTGCCTTACTATCCTTGATCAGTACCTCATAGTCAACGTGCTCCTCATAGCCATCTGTGAGCTGTACCTTCTTAATTGAGGTTAGCTGCATAGTAGCATTTTCCATGATAGGTATCCCATCCTGAATGACTGAGCAGATAGTGATAGCGTTAATGTTAAAGGTGCCCTCCACGATATTGATATCGTAGTAGTGGTTAAGTAGGTTGTTGTTTACCTTGGTACCTGGTAGTGTAATAGTCTTAGAGAAGTTGCCCTGTCTCTTACTAATATCCCTAATATCTCCTACCTGAAAATTCAAAGGGAAGGCAGTGCCCTCCTTTACATCTAGGTAGCCAGTAGTGAGTTGTATCTTAACCATTTATGATATCGTTGTTAGCTAGTTTAATTGTTACATTCTGCTTAATCAAATTCTTGTTTCTTTGGTTGTATACTTGGAAGTCACTAGTCATGATATTGCAGCTGATATAGTCAGTGCTTACAGGATTATCACAATCTACTGCATAGCTTGCCTGCTTAACAAAAGTAAAGGGTGAGCTGATGAGCTCAGTAAAGTAGGTAGCCATGTCTATTGTCATAAAGTTGGTAGCTAGATCTATGGTAGTGTCAGTGCTCACATAGGTATTAGTCATCCCTCTATCTGTAAGATCATAGCTCCATTGATTCACACCATTGATATATCCTGCCACATCTCTATTGAATTGCTCACGTGTTACGGTACCCTTCTCATAGCTGTTAAGCGTGAAAGCAAAGCTACCCCATGAGCCTAACTTGTCTAGGAATAAGATGCTGTACTCTGTGGTACGTATCCTCCTATCTATGTTAATCCTGTAAGTTGCTGAGCTTACTACTCCATTGCGTTCATAGTGAAAGTCATAGTATTCAGTAGTAGGCTCTATCAATAGACCTGTACCAAATACCAAAGTAAGCACCCCAAAGTTGTTAGGCCCTACAGATATGCCACTCACATGATCTACAGCTGTTACTACCTTCTCAAATATATTACCACCATCATTCTCAAATACCATAGTATCAGGTGCAGTAGGTGAGCCATTAGCCACAGCATCTACCCACATATCCTGAGATAGAGTGCAGTACATATTCCTGTTGCCTGAGGGGAAGGTGGTAAGGAACTTATCAAAGATACCATTGAGCCTGTAGTCCTGGTAGTCATAGCTAGGCCAATCTACCCACTTGAATGCTCCGTTAAATACAAAGTTGTTTAGGTCTAGCAGTAGGTCCCTAGTCACAGTCTTACGCCCATCTGCATAGGTGATGTCACCTCCTGTACCTGTATTGGTTACTAGTGACCATAAGCTGTTCACCACTATGTAAGCAGGGTTAGCTACTAAGACAGTGAAGAGCCCTTCTAAGTTTGGGTTGGCTGTTGGACCAGGTAAGTTCTGTGCAATGTTAATCTGATCACCTGCCACAAATGTGTTAGCTACGTTTATCTGCACGTTACCTGAATAGGGAGATGTTAGATATTGAGTTAGTGGTGCTATGTAAGTAGTAGTAGTCAGATACTCCTCGCCTACATGAAGGTCATACTTGTAGTGGCTGTCTACTGCATTGTACACAGAGGTGTTAGTTAGGTTAAGGTCATAGCTCACAAACGACTGAAGCAGCTTACTCAAATCTATCTCACCGAAGCCAGTGCTATAGGTAGGCATAACTCTATACTCAGCTATCTTGTTAAGCGTGCCACTTTCATAAACATCAAAGATATATTTAAACCCACTTAGCAATACATTCGTACTGCTGTAGATGTACTTAATAGGATTGTATGCAGGCATTAAGGGTTGAGCTGAGGCTTGGGCTATGATCATAATTCTATTTACCTATATTATCTCTTATTAGTATTATTGTTTTTAAAAGCATTCATAGCTATCAGGTAGGCATGATCTAGTAAGGCTAGATGTTGCTGCATCCTATCAGGTCTATTGAATACTATCCTAACCTGCTTACCGGTCTTATGGTGGATATAGGCCTGCACCACTTGTATCTTATGTAAGACATCAGAATGCATAGTAACTATCATCAGTGTAATACTCCTGCCTTATGTGAGTAGTGGCGTATCTGATGGCATCCATAGCATCATCAAATAATTTAACAGGCTCATCAGTTATGAAGTCCCCTATCTTTTTCCATTTGTAATTCTCATACTCCCTCTTAATGGCCTTATCATCCTGGCATATCACACCGAAGGTCTTAAGGTTATCTATCCCTTTCTTAACTACTTTGTTAGCATTCTGAACATCATACCCTGCTATGTTCATCTCCTGTATTATTTCAGGTCTAGAGTAATCTGCTAAGATGGTTACAGTCTGTTCTATGTTTAGGGTGGCTAACTTCTCTATGAGCATTGTGGTAGTCAGGTAGCTCTCATATATCACAGGCTCTATGTAGATGTCATTATCACAGTAGTACACCCTCATCAAAGCTGTGGGGTGGTTGTATCCAAAATCTAATCCATATACGTACTTAACAAACTTAGCAGGCCTATGAGCTACAAAGGTCCATTGACTATAGATGTTACTCTTAGAGATAGCCTTCTCACCTAGGGCATAGATCTGATACAGTGCCTCATCTGTTCTAGCTAGATCCTCTATCTGTGCTTTGATACTATCAGGTAGGAAGGGGTTATCTTTATAGGTGCTCTTTATCTTAATGCTCTCATTAGCAGGTAGCTCATACAGCCATGAGGCAGAGTCTGATGGATTATAGTCAAAGATTAGCTTATCCTCAGTACGCATATTTAATTGGGTGAAATCATCGAAATAAATTTCGTTGGCCTCATTGCACCAGGCTATGTCCCTTTTACGGCCTCTTATCTTCTGCTCATCATCCACACTAAAAAACTCTACCATGCTACCATTAGCAAAGGTGTAAATCTGCTCACTCTTGTTATGCATCTCCTGCTTATACAGGCCTATATCTTTTAGTATCTCTATGAAGTCCCTAAGCACTGTAGCACGTAGGGCAGGGAAGGTTTTACGGATAACTGACACCACCTTATTGTTATTCTGCAGGCAGTAGATTATCATGAGCTGGCAGAGGCTGTAAGTCTTAGAGCTCCTAGAACCACCCTCATTAATAATGAAACGCTTATCTCCTAAGATAGCCTCATAGTTCTTTTCAAATATGGCAGTCGCTTTTATGTCCATAGCAAAGCTACCCCCCTCTCAGAGAGTCTATTGTTATTATTATTATTATTATACTACTTAACTATAGTAACAGTTATAGCAGATATCTTCTCATCACCACTGGTAACATCTGTATGCTCTTTCAGTGCATTTATTCTTTGCGTGATGGATGCATTATACTGTCCTACCATTCCACCCTCTATCTGATCCATCCTGATTGCTTCCTCTATGCGCGAGCAGATTGTCGCATACTCAGAATATCTCCCATCCGTATTAGCAAAGTAATCCTGCACACTGCACTCTTTATCAGCAGCATAAGTTCTAAAACCTACCTGAGTTAAAGGTCTTTCTAATGGTATAGCTGTAGCCTCACCTGTTTTATTAGACAAGCTGTAAGAATATCTAGGTGTAGATTTACACCAGGTTCTATATCCATCAAATAGCTCCCACATTTTCTCAGGAGTTTCTATGTGCTTAGGTCTCATTTTCTTTTTAATTTATGATAAAGGTACTCACTCTCTGCTGTGTGGGTTGCCCCTGTCATTAGTTTACCCTCTGCATTTTTGTGAGTAGGTCCAGTGTACAGCTTACCATCTTTAGTGTAGTGAGGCTGCCCTTCTACTAGTTCAGTATTATCTATTGTCTTAAGTTTACGTTGAGCCCACTCTATCCCTGCATCACCTCCCCAACATAACCACATTAACCTACCACATCCATCACCTAGTTCCTTCTGTGAGTTTTCTCTATGCCTTTCAAATGCAGCCATTCTAGCTATCGTATCTCTACTGATGGGCTCACCCTTTGCTAACTGATTAGCTCTAGCTTTACCCACAGCTGTGCCACATTCACCCCATCCATTTTCCTCTACCCACCTTAATGCTATTTTAGCATTTTCAGTAGCAGCTGCAGGATAGTCTGTGTAAGATGCAACGAATTGAGCTCTGTATCTATTTAGCATTTTCTTCGTTCTCTACACCTTTGTACTTTACCTTAGGAGCTTTCTCCTCAAATAAGTAACCTAAACCAATAGAGGTGTAATACTTGTGCTCTTTAGCAGTCTCTTCTGTTACTGTAATTGTACGTGAGTAGTTACCATGGTAAGTAGTCACTGTTGTCCCTAAAAATTCATTCTTTATTTTCATATTCATCCAAAATTATAAAACTGTAATAAAATAAAACCCATAGTCCTGCTGCCTTACTAGCCCACTCATACTCTAATCTAAACAAAGCATAACCAGTGAACATGCCACAGAATAATGCTAAAGTACTAATAAATCGGCTCACTCTCATACCTATATTGTAATTCATTTAAATTTTGTTTTATCTCCTTGATCAGATAGTAGGCTGAAGTAGTAGTTATTCCAAAGTATTGAGCCATGCTTTTAGCAGTAACATAGCCCCTATCAATGTATGCCTCATAAACTATCTTCTGCACCTTATCTGTTATCTCATTCCTGTAGATCTCTATAAGTGCTTTATTAAAAGAATAGATCCTATCCTCCCTTAGCTTGTAGTATAGATCATCATTATCAATAGGCTCAGTTAATGGATGCTCAATGGCTGTGATCCTATCATCCTTATTACTCTTGGAGCATGACCATAACACCTGATACTTGATAGTATTTAGCAGATAGCTCTTCACCTTGCCAGGATCCCCATCTATATTAATCACATGAAGGTAGGAGTTATTAATGACTGTATCAGCGTCAATATAGCTGCCCATCTTTTTTAGAAAGTAGGTAGTATAGGCTCTCACCTCAGCATAGTTGCTACTAATGTAGTTGTCTAAGGCTCTTCTCATACCATGTCTCAAAATCCTTGGACCATATTCTCCTCCTTGTAGAGGCACAGAAGCACTCCCTCGGTTGTCTACCCTCATACTTCTCTCTAATCTTATATAATTTTATGCAAGAGTGCTTAGAGTACCTTGTACTATCAGGCATCTTAGCTATTGCATCAATCAGATCTATCTCAGCTTGTTCAAACATTCCTCTAGTATAAAAGCAAGCAGTGCAGCCTGACAAGCTAGGATAAAATCAAAGGTACAAAATATAGTAAGCCAAAAAGCCACACATTTAATACATCCTAGTGCAGAGTGTATATGTATGGCTGTTGGGTACTTTGTGTTATACTTAAATAATCTATCAAAGGTTGCCTGTAAAGGTTCAAAATTAACAAACCACCAGGATAAAGGTATAAGGGCTAGTAAAGTCATGGCCCAAATATAGTAATTTTATTTAAAATGGCAAATCATCATCTTCTAATGCAAATGGCACAGCTGGTGCTGATAGCACTGGCTTAATGTAAGGCTCACTGAATGATGCACTAAAGTACTTCATACCTGATTTACTTTCTTTTAGCCATAGAGCTACCTCCATATCTTTACCGTTTACGTTTACCTTACCCTTATAATCGGGGTGAGTTTCTGCAGTCTTTTTGTCGTTCTTAAAGATAGCACCACTGTTGTTTTTTGTTTCCATTTTATTTGTTTTTAGTTAATAAATAGTTAATAGTCACTATCCACCCCCACACAATCGCAGGGGCTAGTAGTATTGATAGTATTATAATCATAGTTGCTGTATTAGTTCATTAAAATAATCTCTACACTGTTCTACCCTCACCTTAATCTGTTCTATCACCTCCTCATCCCTTTGTATTACAAAGGTCTTGACTCTTTTTTTATCAGGGATATGGTCAAAGCTGTGCTGTTTCTGTACCTGGTCTCTTAAGTCTAGGTTCTCCTCCATTAGTCCTAACTTATAGTGAGCACTCTTTACCTCCTGCTCTACTATAGCATGGGGTGTATTGGTTAGGCAGTAGCATAGTAGTGCCTCTTGTTTATCACATAAAAACATATACCCTTGGAGTTGGTAAAAATACTCTTTGTTAGGGCATTCAGTATCGAACCAGGGGAACGTGCTACCACTCCATGAGTTTTTTACATCTATTAGCACAGTGTCGGTGACTACATCCGGTGTACCGGTAAGCCAATCATTACTAAAGTTCTCTTCATTCTTAAACAGGAAGCCTTTATCAATTACATCCATTACAAAGCTGAGGCACATGTCCTCACACTCATTACCCTTATCAGTATACTTACTAGTGAACTCTTTTCTGATACCATAAACGTGAGCCAGGGCTAGGCCCTGGATATACGTCTTTGTTGTTTGTGATAGTACCTCCCCTTTAGTCTTGGGTGAGGTCATTATCTTACCTATAGCTGAACATCTAATTTTCATAACATTCTAAGGTTTACTTTATTTCTACTTCTCCAGTTGTAGATATCCTCAATAACAGTTCTGTATTGATCTGCATTAACACAATCTACTAGAGCTGATGGCTGTAATCTTAGCTTATGCATAAACTCACTAAAGTCAAATTTATCATTATAAAGCAAAGTTATAAAAGCCTTAATAAAAACAGATCTATTATATCCATCATAGTAAGTACCAATCATTCTAATTTTATTAGCCCAATCTTGAGCCAAATCAAAATCTTTACCTACCCATGTACCTTCTTCAAAAACATTACTAGGTTTTTTATCTTCTCTATTTTGGTATGATTGATATGCATTTGATGCACATGATATATTAGAACACAAAGCCAAACAATTTATAAAACTAAAATCATCATTTTTTAATGCAAACTCTCTAAGCTTAACATAAGCATCTATACCCATGTTTGCATAACCTTCCATGTAATCAGACTTAGCCCAATTTTTTTGGTTAAGATTAAGGGTGTGTACTTCAGTAAGAGTATATCCAGGTACTATAATGTAATAAACATAAGTGCCTGCACTTTTAGCAGCTTCTAGTCTATGCTGGCCATCTATTACCTCTAACTCTTCATTAACTAAAATAGGGTTACATTTCATACCGTACTTGTTAATGCTGTAAATTAACCTATTGATGTGCTGTAAGTTGGGCACCCTGTTACCAGGTAGCGTCTTAAAAGTACTTAGGTCATTAGTTCGGTAAACCTTGTTTACCTCTTTGCTTGTGATTGGCACGTAGATCTCTAGTGGTGCCTCTTTAAAA